CCTGTTTTTTGGAAATAACTTCAGATTCAAGGACATTAACTATTGCTTCAAATTTTTCTGCATCAAGTTTGGTTTCCAAAACGGCAGTAAATGTTTCAATCAAAACTTCGTCAGTTACCACTTTGTCAAAGATGGCATCAAGTACGGTGCCGAATTCTTCTGCGTCAAGTTCACCTTTCAGAACCTCTTGGACCAACTCAATAGTTTCTTCATCCGAAAGATCTTCATCAAAGACGGCATCAAAAACGGCGGCTAACTCTTCTTTGGACAAATCTGCATCCAGCAAATCATTGATAGCCTCAACTACCTGTTCGGTATCTGCAGTGTCTGCAAACACCTTGTCAAGAACTTCTACTAATTCTTCCTTAGAAATATCAACATCAAATACTGACTCAATCTCAGAAATAGGTGGTAACGTAGTAGACGATGAATCATCTACTTGTTCTACTTCTGTTTCTTTTGTATCTTCCTGTGGCTTTGTTGTGTTTGTTGGCGGTTCTGTTTCGTCAGGAGCAGGCTCAACTTTGGGAGCGGGAACGGTTGTCTCAGGAATGGTTGTCTGGTCAGGCTCAACAGGTTCTTTATCCTGCTCAGCAGGTTCTTCAACAGGACCGGGAAGATAGATTGTAGATGTTGTGGATTCTGTGGTATCAGGTTCGTCAACTGTGGTTTCGGGTTCGGTTGTGGTGGTTACAGGTAGAGTCTCAATGGTGGGACTAGTCGTCGTAGTCTGAGGGGGAGTA